ATGTCTGACAGTCAATTGTACTGAAGAATAAATGCTATCTCCATACAGGTTGATATCACTAAATTTGAAATCCTTAGCATATAAGCTTAAAAAATTAATTAACCAAAGTCTATCAAGAGATAGACTTTTTTTATTTAGGCAATTAATTGTAATTAAACATTGCATAGCTACTTCTGAAGTAGTATCAAATATATTATTCATTAACATCTACCCAGTTAAATTTGCCATCGTTTACTAGTGTATGACAAAGACCTTTCTTTTCAGAGTTACCAATGAAGTTCTGGATTTTGGTTATCTCAGGCTTTGAAAATGAAACCGTAGTGATATGTTTTAGTGTCTCAGTAACTTTTTTGAATGAAGTTGTGTAATCTTCAAGCAGAAAATCACTAATTGAATCATAGGTTTCTTGCTTTAGTATTGCAATTTGTTGTTCACTATCTTTAAAGCCGTCTCTAATTGCCCGTAATACATAGTCGGCATTGAAGAAATTAACTCTTTGATCATGTAAGTGATCTTTGTACTTTTGGGGGAGATTCTGGACATCGTAATATTCTATTTTTGGATGACCATCATTTTCAGAGTATGCAATTAAAAGTTGCTTACTGTAAACATCTTCTAACTCAATTAGAGAATCAGGAATAGGTCCCTTTTCTGGTAACTGAAGAGACTGTGAGCCGATAACTATTTTCCCATTTTCATAACGGACTTTTGTAATTTCAATTTCACCAACAGATGGCAGTTCTTTTTTTGAAGTTTGAATGCCTACTTTTCCTTGTAAGAAATTAAGAAAAAGTTGAGCACAAATTTCAGAAATTTCAAGTTCAGAATCATCTGTGTAGAACCCATATTGATGTAAAGTATCAGCTAGTCTATCAATGGTGTCTACTGTTAACTGATTTTCTATATGAGTTGTAAGAGCAGAGAGCTGAATAATTTTGATAAGCTTGTTAGCTTTAATCTTAGCTATTGTATTGCCGGATGGTGTGAAATATCTATTAATTGTATCGGGCGCCAAATTGGAGAGGGGATTATCATCAGGATTTTCAATTGAATTCTCAATTAGTGTATTGAGAAATTCACTTCTCGACATCTCTCCACCTATGTTGACGTATAGCAAATTGAGGAATTCTGCAAATTGCACTTATTATCACCTCCTTTTTCCGATATTATCCGAAAGCCTCCGAAACCATCCGAGGTTTTACTTGAAAATAAAGTATACTTTGTAATGTAAACCTCTCCCTAGATATGGAGTTACTTATTAATAATTATATCAGAAAACAAAAGTTTTGTAATTTTATAAATGAGTGCGTTTACAAAGTTACTCCCCAACTGAAACCTTGCCCTTGATCACGGCCTCTGACTTCAAAGGTGGAAGTTGAGAATTGCAGTTCAGTCTGTGAAGTCGACTGGCCATGATTTAGCAAAGGAACTGCTGATGTGGTCAGAAACAAAATTAAATAGTTCTTTTGGCATGTCCATTTCCTTTGTGAACGAAGGAAAAGGTGACAAGACATGTCAATTAATGAACAAAATCAAATTTCAAAATACACTCCAGAAAGCTATCGTGATGAAAAAACCTACAATGATATTCCTTGTGAAGAAGGGGAAGTTCTTATTCCAATCGTAGTAATGAATAACGATATGATAAAAGCGATGGGTATTAATCGTTCGAATATGAAAACTGCTCGTATGAAAAACGGTTCACGAGTACCAGTTGCTTATGCTCCAATCAAACTAGAACATTTTGACAACGCTTTGAAGATATATTACAAGGATGTCAATATCTATCTAAATCAATTTAAAAGTGATTCAGATGTTTTATCTTTGGAAGAGATGATGGAAAATATGAATAATGAAAATATAAAGGGAAATGACCCAACTGGAATCCCTTCTCACGAGGAGAAACTGATGCTTATTGAGACACTAGAAGAATTGATTGATGTTGTATATCAACGTAATGAGAAGTACGGTAATATCCTAAAGCTAATCTACCAAGATGTCACCATTAGCAAACAAGAAATCATTGAAAAACTTGGTATGAAAAAGACCCAAGGTTATGAAGCCATCAAGAAAGCACATGCACTCGCAAAGGAGGTTTATAAAGAACTAAATCAATAAATGAAAATCGCCATCTCATTTTGAGGTGGCGATTTTTTGCTAGTCTTTTTGATAGAAAAAGCATTCATATCCATCTACCCTAAGATTAATATCAGACAACCAGTCAGGTGCTATCCCCATTAATGATGCAACTTCATCAAGTTTTTGTTCAATTGGACATTCGATTATGACTTCATCGTGGACATGGCCTACAATCTTGAAATTTTTTAGTTGCTTCATAGAGAATGCAAGTATGTCTCTACTGATAGCTTGAACAATGTTCTCCACAAATTTTGGACCGTAGCTTTCTAGTCTATCCCAACGTTTGGCAGTTCCAGTTCCTTCGTAAGTGACGGACTCTCCGCCGAACTGGTTATCGCCAATTCTTGGTTTGATATACGCTAGCTTACGACCAGATGGTAAGGTGATGAATAAAATGCCACGTTTTACTTCAAATTGAATACCGTGAGTAGATGTTGGAATTAGTTCCTTTACAGCAGTCTTTACAGCATTATCGACATCCCACCAATAGAGAACGATATTCGGATTAGCTAGTCGCCATGAGTTTACTAGTGGTTGGAGTTCTTCCTCAGTTAGTCCCATATCAAGCGCCCCCATGGCTTTCAATGCACCGACTGAACCTCCATATCCGCAAGCTAGCTCTGCAATTTTCCCTTTTTGTCTCAATTCAGAATTTTGTCCATGTTTTTCAACTGGTACTCCAAACATCTGAGAAGCGGACATACAGTAGATGTCTTTTCCTTGTTCAAATACTTTACTACGCCATCTCTCTCCAGCCAGGTGAGAGAGTACTCGAGCTTCGATGGCAGAGAAGTCGCAAACAATGAATTTCTTTCCTTTACTAGGGACAAAGGCTGTTCGGATAAGTTGAGATAAGGTATCTTGTGTGTCGTAGATTAGCTCAGTAGCTTCTAAGTCACCTGTTCCGAAAAGTTCTCTAGCTTCCTCAAGGTCAGGAAGATGGTTCTGAGGTAGATTCTGAAGTTGCACCAAGCGACCAGCCCAGCGACCAGTTCGGTTTGCTCCGTAAAATTGGAACATCCCCCTTACTCTACCATCCTTACACACACAGTTCATCATAGCCTGGTACTTAGAGACACTTGATTTGGCAGCTTGCTGACGAAGTTTGAGAACTTGAGCAGTTGTTTCATCAACCGTTTTGAGAAGTTCTTTCACAGTTTTTTTGTCGAGTGAATCTGTAGTTACTCCGTGATCTCGTAACCAGCCAATCATCTGCAGAACTGAGTTTGGATTTTCAAGACCAGTTAAGGCTTTTAGTTCTTCTTGGATTTTAGCTTTGCTCTCTCCGTCTATTTTGATAGCAGCTTTGACAAAATCAATATCTATGCCAATACCACGGTCATTGATAATCTGATCCTGGTGGTACTCATTCCAAACAAAGCTAGGTACTGGGAAGTTTTTCACCCGTTCCTTAATGGCCAATTCGACCTCAACATCACGTCTGTTGTAATTGATAAATGTAGACCACTTGTTAGGTGCGTGATGAGGAAAGTTACGAATTCGTCCCCCATTGGCTTTTGTTGGCTTACAAGGCACGCAGAAGTAGCGAATGAGGTCAGCCCCCTCTCTCATCTTTTTGTCTTTGAGTTTGAGAACTGTTCCAACCCCTTCTAAGGAAAGTGGGAGTCCTAAATATGCGGACCAAATCATGCTACACCGCCACGAAACTGGCGAGAGAAATCCATCTGATAAGAATTCAGGATGATGTTTCTTAAGCCAGGTGGATAGACAAATTCGCTCAAATGAAGCGTTGAATGCCCATTTGATCACTCTATCGTCTACTAAAGCTTCAAGAATGTCTTGTGGTAATTTCTCCTTAGTTAAGTCGTAAACAGTCACTGGTCCATTATCGACAGATACCGCAAACAAAAGGATTTCAAAACTGTTATCTTCCGCATAGCGATAGACACCAGATTTTCGTAAGTCAATGTCGCAATAGGTTTCAATGTCGATGCTGAGTTCTTTAATCGGCATAGTTTGTCCTTTCTGAAAAAGGTGACAGAAGTACTGCCACCTAAAGTTCTATTTGTTTTTTCGACTGAGTGGTGTTTGGCTAAGTTTTTCTTTATTTTGCTTCGCCTTTCGTTCCATTTCATTTCGAATGTCATTTCTAATGGTCATATATCCAAAGTATAGTGCTATTAACACCCAAATTCCCATTAAAGTACAAGTTAAAATAGTATACATCATCAATCTAATTCTCCATTTCTAGTTCAAAAAGTCATCATCATCTTCTGTCGCAAAATCATCTTCAGCACGAGTGCGTCCACCGAGGGGCTCACCATCACGCAATTTTTGCAAGTTATTCAAACCGCAAGCAATACCTTTATTACCATTTGAATTGAAAGCATAGAAGGTAATAGAAGCACGACCATAGATACCAGAGTACAATTCTGAAGTATCAATGATTTCTTGACGATTGCCATCAACGACTCCAGGTTTGTGTGGAGAGTTGGCATTTACGAAGTAAGCATTTTTGTAAGCTTCATCATCAGGGCGTTCAAGGTCACCGTCACGTAGGGGAGTTTTCAGAGTAGATAGAGCAGGTACAGATTTACCGTTGCCCTTGAGTTTTGACTCACCTTCTTTATATGCTTGCTCAATAGCAGCCTTGATTTTGTTAATGGTGACTGTATCATCTTTAGGGATGATGAGAGAAGCACTATACTTGGGAGTGCTACCATTTATAGATTTTGGCTCGTTGGCATTTAAGTAGCTGAAGCGAGTGTTTGGTCCTGTAATTACTTTAGTTGTCATATTGTTATTCCTCTTTAAATTCATTTTTTGCTAGGTTCATCTCTTGACGGCTATCGTCAATTGGAACGAGTGTTGGTTTACCACTTGGTTTTATTACGAGACCACCAAGTAGGTCGTTAAAAGTTTTCTTGCCGAGGAGTTTGGTCATGGCAGTGATAGTCAAGAGTTTCTTTTCGTAAGGGTCATAGCCAGCATCCATCACAGCTTGACTGACGGCAGCTTCGTCTGAATACTTACGAACTGACCGTCCTTCTACCAGTTTGTAGCCTGGAATGGCGTGTCCCTCAGTGGCTTCTTTCAAAGCATAGGCTTTGACATCATTTGCCCACGAAACTAGCAAGTCCAGCTTAGGCAAAATCTCTGCAATATCCTCATAATCAAGGGTTGTAGGGTTAGCGAACTCCATCTTGGCTAGTGCCAAATTATTCTCAGCACGTTTGCGACAGACATTCTTGAGTTTACAGAATTGGCAGTGTTTACCAGACTGCATATTCCCTTCACCTTTGAATGCAAGTTCAGCTTTTGGAGCGAGTTCGTTTTCTGCCCATTCAATCAACTCAGTCTTTTCTATCTCAAAGGTAGATATGTTATGTTTTCGTGGTTGAAAGATGGTCATGGTGACTTTATCAAAATCATAAAGCCCATCAAACATCTCAAGAGCACCTAGGGCATAACACATCATTTGTGGGTTATAGTCTGCATCAACTAGAACACCAAGTCCGTGCTTATAATCAATAACCTGAAGAAGTCCATCTGCTACAATAAGGCAATCTCCAGTTCCAAATCCTTCAGGTACCCACTTAGAAAAGTCCAGTCGTTGTTCGACAAGAACTGTAGGGTCACGGGAGTAGCCTTTAGCTTTCTCAACTTGCTCCATGACATAGTTGCGGTATTCTTCTGCGCAAATCTGCATTTCATCGTTGTAAAATGCTAAATCCTCAGTTGGATCACGCGCATTCCTACCTAAAGCTTTCTCGACTAGATAAGCACATAACTCGTGAGCATCCGTACCTTCAAGGGCAAACTCAGAGTTTACATCTGGCATATCTTCTGTTAACCGAACGGAAGGTGGACAGTTCAACCAACGATGTGATGCAGATGCGGATAGAATGGCGTGGTTAGTCATTACCAATCCCTCCGGCTTCTTCAAGGACTGCCGCAAAGTGTTTAGGGTCAAGAGCTGATAGAGAAGAAGCACCGTAAGCATTTAGAAGAGCACGAACCTCATTCTTAAAGCCATCTTTTGCCTTTGTAGCAAGGATTGCACGGACATCCTCCAATTGAATTTCCCTTTGTGGTTCAGATTTTGGTGATATTGGTTCAGGAACTGTTTCATTATCATTAGATAGGAGTTTTTTGAACTCATCCACCAAGCGAAGGTAGTACTTTGCGGTTTCTTCCATATCATGAATTAGTCTATTCAGTTCTTTCATTTTGCTCATTGTTTTCTTCCTCCTTTATCTTACGAGCGAGTTGCTTTGAGATGACGCTGATGGCAGTTAGAGTATCGACCAGTTCATCATTGTGATTCACAGTTATTTCTTTAGTCATTTTGTGACCTCCTATCTTATTAGGTAGAGATGTGAACAGAAATTCCGGTTTTTAATAAAAATTTTTTGAATCGATGTTTTTCATCTCTTACACCTATATAGGTAAAACTGGGGTGAAATTTTCCGCTTTTTTATAAAAAATTTTTATTTTGGCATACAAGAAAAAAATCTTCCTCTAGCTATATAAAGGAAGATTATTTTTTTTTGAAAAAAGTTTATTAAGGGGCGGAAAAATGAGTCGTCGTTCTACCTAATAAGGTAGGAGGGAAAAAACTCCACATATCATTAATTACATTTGGAGGGCGCATAATGCAATTTACCTTATCTCATTCAGGACAGACTGGAGTTCAAACAACCACGGTTTATCCCAATCAAGTAACTATTACTGATGAAATATCGCTACAAACTGTTGCGCAATTTGACCATGTGGCAGGGCTGTTTTTAAACAATACACGCTCAAATGCCAATTTCATCAAGTCGGATGTTTTGGTCATGGATATTGATAATGACCACTCTGAGAATCCAGATGAATGGATGACGGTCGAGCGATTAAAAGAAATCTTTGCGGATTACAACTTTGCCTTGGTAACTAGTCGAAGTCATATGCAGGCAAAGGCAGGAAAAGCTCCAAGACCAAAATATCATATTTACTTCAAAATCAATGAGGTAACTGATAAAGATGTCTACGTAGCTATGAAGGAAGAACTTTGTAATCAATACAAGTTTTTTGATAATCATGCCAAGGATGCGGCACGTTTCTTCTTTGGAAATCCAAATGCACAGGTTATATGGCATGATTCATGGCTAACTATTGATGAAGATTTGTTTCAAGTTGTTTCTATTGAAGACGGGGAAGATTTCGATGCAGACTTCTATACTCCTCCAAGTGGACCAATCCAGGAAGGGAGTCGTAATTCAACTATGTCTGTATTTGCAGCTAAGATTGTCAAACGGTTAGGCGTGACCCAAGAAGCTAGGGATGGTTTTGATGAGCAGGCACAGAAATGTGTACCACCACTTGATAAAGCAGAGTTAGATTCCATCTGGGGGAGTGCAGTCCGATTCTACAACAGAACCATAAAAACATCTAAAGGCTATGTGGCTCCAGATGCTTTTAATCGAGACTCCTTGAAACCAGATGATTATTCTGACATTGGAGAAGCAGGAGTACTGGCTCGTGAGTTTGGGGATAAATTGGCTTATACAAATGCGACAGACTATCTCACATTTAATGGGAAGTATTGGAAGGAAGACAAGCAGTTAGCAATTGGAACTATCCTTGAATTCATGGACTTACAACTTGAAGAAGCAAGTGAACAGTATGAAAGTGCCATTAAACAACTCGTTCAGACCGGTATTCCAGAAAGTATTGTTCGTGAGGGTGGGAAAGGCTTAGTGAAACTAATTGATTCACCAAATCAACAGATACTGCTCGCCAAGTATCTTTCGGCAAAGGCATATTATCAATTCGTCATGAAACGTAGGGACTACCGTTACATTATAGCGACCCACAATACCGCCAAGCCTATGCTTGCAATTGACATTTCTGAACTGGATAAAAACGATATATTACTAAACACTCCCGATGCAACCTATGACCTTAAGTGTGGCTTATCTGGTAGTCAGGCACATTCTGCGACGGATTATCTGACAAAAATGACCACTGCAAGTCCAGGCATTAAAGGGATTGGGCTATGGCAAGAGACTTTAGCGACCTTTTTCTGCGGAGACCAAGAACTAATTGATTATGTACAGATGGTAGTCGGTATGGCAGCCATCGGAAAAGTCTATCAGGAACATATGATTATCGCTTATGGAGGTGGTGCAAATGGAAAATCAACATTTTGGAATACCATAGCTCGTGTACTAGGTAGCTATTCTGGAAAATTATCCGCTGATGCCTTGACCATGTCGAACAAACGAAATGTTAAGCCCGAGATGGCTGAACTAAAAGGAAAACGACTCATTATTGCATCTGAAATGGATGAAGGGATGCGTTTGAATACAGGGCTGGTTAAGCAACTTTGTTCGACTGATGAAATTTATGCTGAGAAGAAGTACAAGGATCCCTTCCATTTTGTTCCATCCCATACGCTGGTTCTTTACACCAACCATCTGCCAAAAGTCGGAGCGAACGATGATGGTATTTGGCGACGATTGATTGTGATCCCATTCAATGCCAAGATTACGGGCAAGTCAGATGTGAAGAACTTTGCGGACTATCTTTATGACAATGCGGCACCAGCCATTATATCCTGGATCATCGAAGGAGCTGAGAAAGCCATCAAGGCAAACTTTAAAACGAAATTACCAAAGGTTGTTCAAGAATCCGTCAGAGCTTATCGAGAAGCCAATGATTGGTTGGGACATTTCATTGAGGAAAACTGTGAGATTGAGAAAGGTTATCTCCAAAAATCAGGCGATTTATATTCTGCCTATCGTGCCTACGCTCTACAGAATGGAGAATATATCAGAAGTACTACTGACTTTTACACGGCACTTGAATCGGCAGGCTACCATCGTCAGAGGACTAGTAAGTTTAATGCCATTGTTGGTTTGAAACTATTGGATGACTTCTTGGACTAACGGAAGTCATGCTAGCCTTTGAAAAAAAGTCTGACAAATTTTTGAGTATGAAGAATGGAAGTTGGAGGTCATGGAACATAATATGGCTTACTTGGCTGAGTGTCAGGTTTAAGATATGAGTTCCACAACCAGCACTATTATTAGTTATGGAAGTAGTGATACTCTTTTCTATAACTTTTATAATGGGTTAATTATTACTATAAAAGCCCTATATAAAAAGTTACTGATTCGAGTTTACTAGACCTCCATTCATTTTCTGACGAAAGGATTGTTTATGAGAGAAAGATTTGTAGAGCGGAAATTAGTAAGTGAAGTGAAAAAGCGTGGAGGGATTTGTCCTAAGTGGGTATCACCATCTTTTTCTGGTGTGCCAGACAGGTTGGTGTTTTTACCCAAAGGCAAGTTTGGTCTGGTGGAAGTGAAAGCTCCTGACCAAAAGCCAAGGGAGTTACAAGTGTCAAGGCATAAACTGTTCGAGCGGTTAGGCTTTACGGTTTATGTGATAGACCGCATTGAGATGATTGGAGAAGTGCTAGATGAAATTGATATTACATAACTATCAGGTAGTCGCCAAGGACTTCATCATAGGTCACCCTTATGCAGCAGTCATATTAGACATGGGGATGGGGAAGACGGCTACAACTTTGTCTGCAGTAAATGAGCTGATGTTTGATAGATTTGAGGTCACAAAGGTTCTAGTGATTGCCCCGCTGCGCGTCGCAAATACAGTCTGGAGTGATGAGATTGAGCAATGGTCTGAGTTGCGTCACTTACGGTATTCGAAAATAGTTGGTACTCCCAAGCAACGAAAGGTAGCTCTTCAGAAAGATGCGGATATCTATATCGTCAATCGTGAAAACCTCCCTTGGTTGGTGGAACAATGCAGTCCGTATTTCAAGTGGGATATGGTAGTAATTGATGAATTGAGTTCTTTCAAGTCATGGCAATCCAAGCGTTTCAAAGCCTTCATGGCTATGCGACCTTACATGAAGCGAGTGGTTGGACTAACAGGAACACCAAGTTCAAACGGACTAATGGACTTGTTCGCAGAGTTCAAGGTCATTGATGGTGGGGAACGTCTTGGTCGATTCATTGGTGAGTTTCGTAGTCGCTACTTTGAAGAAGGTCGTCGCAATGGCAATATTGTCTATGAATACATCCCCATGGACTATGCGGAGTGTCAAATTCAAGACAAGATTAGTGATATTACCATTTCCATGAAAGCCCTAGATTATCTGGATATGCCTGAATTGATTTCAACCAAGAAACTGGTTCGTATGACTGAAAAGGAAAAAGAAAAGTACAGTCAGTTTAAGAAAGAGTATGTATTGTCAGTGTTAGACGGACTAGAAGTAACTGCTGCCAATGCTGCAAGCCTTACGAACAAGTTAGTTCAATTGTCCAATGGAGCCGTATATTCAGATGATCATACGGTTGTGCCACTACATGAACAGAAACTAGATGCCCTTGAAGATATCCTTGAATCCGCAAATGGAGAGCCGGTTTTAGTTGCCTATTGGTTCAAACATGACTTGGCTCGGATTATTGGTCGTTTAGAAAAACTCAAGGTAAAGAATAGGGTGTTGAAAACAGAAGAAGATATTCGTGAATGGAATAAAGGTAATGTTTCAGTTGGCTTACTTCATCCTGCTGGAGCAGGTCATGGTTTGAACCTCCAAAAAGGCGGTCACCACTTGGTCTGGTTTTGTTTAACATGGTCGTTGGAACTATACCAACAAACGAATGCACGGCTTTGGCGACAGGGGCAAGAGTCTGAGACTGTTGTTATCCAACACATTGTGACTGAAGGAACGATTGATGAAGAAATCCTAAAGGCACTAGAAAACAAAGATGCACAACAAGAACGGCTGATTGAAGCAGTTAAAGCACAAGTAGGAGGGGCAGATGGATAAGGCAGAGCACATACTGACGAATTACAATGAACTCAAAAGTGACTTGGAGATGTTAAAGTATCGTTTGGAACATTTCAAACCAGTGACAGAAAATGAGGTTATTGGTTCACTCGTTTTTGAAAAATCTGATGAACCTAGAGTTAAAAGTACACCTACCAATCAACGGTCAGAGATGATTGCGCTGAATTTTCGTGAGAAGATGATTCAGGAAAATGAGGAACAATTGGCGGATTTATCGCAACGGTATATCCGATTGGCTAATGACCTTGATAATTTTGAGATGGCTATAAAATTTCTAAAGGGAGATTTGTATGATTTTGCGCAATCCATGCTTAAGACAGATAGTAATTGGGATAGTTTGATGAGAGAGTTTCATATTAGTCGAAGTACTGTTAGAAATTGGCGACGTAAGGTCTTAGACCATGTTAGGGAAGTGTATATGAAAATGGGATTTTCTTTGGAGAAGTAACCTCTCCCTGACCTACCCTTGACCTACAAGTAACCTACCCCTGCACTAAGTATGACCTAACATTGACCTCACTTTGTCAAAATTTGTGGTAGAATTGTAAGTGTCAAAAAAGATAAAAAATACCCAGTAATAACTGGATATATCTCCACTTTAGAGTTAATATGTACACAACAAAAGAAGAGGAGAATAATACAATGACAAAACGCCAACAAGAAAAACTCAATGCCCTTTTAACAGAAATTGCAAAGGAAGAACTTTTTGTAGAAACCTTGGAAAAACGTTGGAGTGATAATCTTGACTTCTACGATGTTTCGGTATGGGGTATCAAAAGAGCATTGGAGAGAGCCTACGAAGCAGGTCAAAAATCAGTAAAATAAAGTAAAGCCTAGCCACATAAAGGTTGGGCTTTTTGCGTGGAGGAATTATGATTATTTCTAGTGAACAAGTTTCAGTTGGACACCCAGATAAAATCTGTGATCAGATTTCAGATGCCATTTTGACGGAGTGTCTAAAGTATGACAAATCAAGTCGAGTGGCAGTTGAGACCTTAATCAAGGATAACCAAGTTGTGGTAGCTGGTGAAATTTCAACTAGACATTACTTTAATCTCGAGAACATTGTACGTCAGGTTGTCGAGCCACTTGGTATGAAGAATGTTCGGGTAACTAACCTACTTGGACTCCAAAGCTCAGATATTGCACAAGGAGTAGATAATGGTGGTGCTGGTGACCAAGGAATGATGTTTGGTTATGCGACAGACGAAACTCCTGAGTACCTGCCTTTGCCTTATGTTCTGGCAACTCGTGTCCTTGAAAAACTCATGTCACTAGGACACCCTCTTCTTGGAAAAGATGCCAAAGCCCAAGTATCCTACGACTACGACAAAAATAGGATTGATACCTTTTTGGTTTCTATCCAACATACCGAAACGGCCGACCTTGCCAAAGTGAAACGAATTGTGACAGAGGCTATGACGTCAGTTGCCCTTCGTTACCGTCAGAATCTAGATTTCAAAGTTCTAGTCAATCCAACTGGTCGTTTCGTACTTGGTGGTTCATTTGCGGATGCAGGAGTTACTGGTAGAAAGATTGTGGCGGATACCTACGGCGGTTTCGCACATCATGGTGGAGGTGCCTTCTCTGGAAAAGACCCAAGCAAGGTTGACCGCTCAGCTACATACATGGCACGAAAGATTGCTAAGGATATTGTTCGAGAAGGGTATGCGAAACGATGTGAAGTACAATTAGCCTATGCCATTGGAGTAGCCAAACCTGTGTCGGTGCATGTAGAAACCTTTGGAACCAGTCGCTACACCGCAAAACAACTGGAAGGAATGATTCGTGAGCGGTATGATTTAACACCACGAGGTATCATTAAGGAACTTCATCTCTTGAATGTAGACTACACCAAGACAACTTGCTTTGGACATTTCACAAAAGCCTATCTTCCTTGGGAGAAGTAAGATGCCAAGAAGACCAAGCACACCTTGTAAACAAAATGGTTGTCCTAACCTAGTACCTTATGGGCAGAAGTATTGTGAGAACCATAAAGCAAACTACCAACTGGATAACAAGTCAACCAAAGCCAAAGGATACAATGCCCAGTGGAATAAAGCACGACTTCGTTACTTAAAAGTTCATCCACTCTGTGTTCAATGTAAAGTCAAAGGTCGATTGACCAAGGCAATAGTGGTTGACCATATTACACCCCACAGAGGTGACCAAGACCTCTTTTGGAATCAAACCAACTGGCAAGCACTTTGTAAGTCATGTCACGACCGCAAGACCAAGACAACTGACCGATATGTGGAGTATTCGTATCGATTTTAGTCATGGAGTTTCGTTACAATAGTATCCAATTTTTAACCCTTTGGGGGAGGGGGGATGAAATCTCTAAACCCTTGGGAGACTAAGACCGACGCCCCCTCAAACGTGCAATTTCGCAAAATTCGCAAGCGGGTACATTAAAATCGCTCAATTATTACGTTCGTTCCCACCGTTATCACGTTTCTAATGTGGGGATGTAGCGTTCCCTAGTATGACATTTTGGTAATAAAATAGTAAAAAAGGCTAGAAACAATATAGAAAATAGTTGTTTTTAGTCCTTTTTTGATGGAAAGGAAAACAAATGGACGAAAGTCAACGCAAACAGATCTGGAAAATGCGAGCAGAAGGCCTTGGCTATGGATTAATCGGCAGGGCTACAGGTCTATCTAGAGATTCAGTTAAGAAATACTGTAAACGAAATCCAGTATTGCTTGGTCATGGAGCGGCGACAAAGCAAATGGCAACAGCCGACCAAAATGATGGACTTCGCTGTCCACAGTGTTATCAAGCACTGAAAACTCACAAAATAGGTAGACCAAAGAAGTTCTGTTCGGATAAATGTCGTAAAGTTTGGTGGGCCACTCATTCTGACGAACATGACAAATCAAAAACTGCATATGAAGATTTGACTTGTCAACAATGTAGCAGGTCATTTTTATCTTATGCCAATCCAAATAGAAAATTTTGTAGCCATTCGTGTTACATTCAATCACGCTTTTATAAAGGAGAAACCAATGACAAGTCAACCAACAATGGAAATTAGAGAAATTCGATTGTCTGAATTACACCCAGCCTCTTACAATCCTCGAAAAAAACTCAAAAAAGGTGACAAGGAGTATGAAAAGATTAAGCAAAGCCTACTCAAGTTTGGTTACGTTGACCCCATCATTGTCAATAAAGACTTGACGGTAATTGGTGGTCATCAACGATTAACAGTATTGAAGGACTTAGACTATGAAACTGCCAAATGTGTCATTGTTGATTTATCCAAGGAAGATGAAAAGGCACTTAACATTGCCCTTAACAAAATCACCGGTCAATGGGATGACCAGCTTTTGGCGGACTTGCTTTTGGATTTACAGGAGGCTGATTTCAATCTCGACTTGACTGGTTTTGAACCACCAGAAATTGATGACATCCTATCAAATGTCCATGATAATGACCTATCAGATGATGACTTTGATGTAGAAGAGGAATTAAAGAAACCCACCTTTTCAAAACGAGGGGACATTTGGCAACTTGGTAAACACCGAGTGATTTGTGGCGATTCAACTAAAGCTGAGACGTATGACCAACTTTTAGGTGATAATAAGGCAAATTTGGTTGTGACAGACCCTCCCTATAATGTTGATGTGGAAGAAACAGCCGGAAAGATTCTCAATGACAACATGCCTGATAGTGACTTTTACCAATTTCTCTTTGATATGTTCTCTCAGGTAGAAAAACATATGGAAACTGATGCTTCCATTTATGTATTCCATGCGGATACGGAAGGATTGAATTTCCGGAAGGCATTTAAAGAGGCGGGCTTCTATCTGAGTGGATGTTGCATTTGGAAAAAGAACTCATTGGTGCTTGGACGTAGTCCCTACCAGTGGCAACATGAACCATGTCTCTTTGGCTGGAAACAAAAGGGTAAACATCAATGGTTCAGTGACCGTAAACAAACAACCATTTGGGAATATGACCGTCCAAAATCTAGTAAAGACCACCCAACAATGAAACCAATTCCACTCATGGCCTATCCTATTCAAAATTCATCGATGCGAGGAACGCTTGTTCTTGATCCATTCCTTGGTTCTGGTTCGACCCTAATGGCCGCAGACCAAACTGGAAGGGTTTGTTACGGCATTGAGTTGGATGAGAAGTTTGTGGATGTCATTGTCAAACGTTATATAGAGTCAATTGGAAATGAAAACGTGACGGTATTGCGTGATGGACAGACTTTGACCTTTGCTGAAGCGACTTCCATATTAGCAAACGAATAATTATCAAATATATCTTCAAAATATTCCATAAATGACTGGATATAAATCTCCTTTAGAGTTAATATGTACACAACAAAAGAAGAGGAGAACAAAAGAATGACAACAACACTTGAAAAACTCTATGAAATCTACCCAACAACCGCAAGTATCATTCCTTACAAAGATTGGGTCATCGTTGCATCGAATGGATATAAAGGAACAGAAGTTGAGATTTACGAAACGGCTGATAGTCTTGAAGAGTTTGAAAACTTTGAACGCAGATTTGACCGCATTTTCCAAGAAGCAGGAACATTCGAAGACTTTGGACATGCAGTTAAGTGGGCATTTGAAAAGATTGGAGAATAACATGGACGCAAAAATGTTCAATAACCTAAAGACAACCTATCCGGTTGGGACTAAGGTTAGATTAGTTAGAATGGATGACCCCCATCCAGTTCCTAAAGGCACACTTGGAACTGTGATTGGAGTGGATGACATTGGTTCACTCTTAGTTAAGTGGGAAAACGGCAGTTGCCTAAATGTTTTGTATGGAATTGATATCGTAGAAAAGGTAATGTGAGATGTGGGAAATTATGACTCGAACGGTTGGAGACAGACACTACGTTTGTGAGTTTCTCCGTGAAGACACAACAGACCCAAGGAATATAGACAGTGCTTGGATTAGAATACTGACTATCAAGCGAGATGGTGAATATATCTACCAATATAGATATGGGAATGAAATAGATAACATGGACGATATTGACAGAATTGTCTATCAGGCCGTACTTGATAACTTTAATGAACTTTAAGAAAGAACTCGAATTGAGTTCTTTTTTCTTACTCTAAAGGAGGTGAGATTGTGGCAATCAGGGGGCGAAAACCAAAGCCTACGAATATGAAAATACTTGAGGGAAATCCTGGTAAGCGACCACTCCCTACGAATGAAGTCAAACCCAAACAAAAAGCCCCACGTTGCCCACAGTGGCTTGAAGATGATGCAAAAAAGGAGTGGAAACGGATGGGAAAAATTCTCGAACAGATGGGAATTTTAACCGAAATGGACATGACTGCTTTTGCAGGTTACTGTCAAGCATACGCTCGCTGGAAAGAGGCAGAAGAGTTCCTTTCCAAGCATGGCTCCATTATCAAAACTCCGAATGGCTATCTCCAACAAGTCCCTCAAGTCTCTATCAGCCAGACCAACCTCAAAATCATGCTTAAATTCTGTGAACAATTTGGTTTGACACCTTCAGCACGAAACCGATTAGCAACGATGGATTCAGAAGTTGGTACTGGTGATGAAATGGAAGATTTGTTAGGAGGAATTTTATGAGCTATCATTATGAACCAAGTCCATTCATGCTTCCAACCTCACACTATGATAAGGCAAAGGCTGATAGGGCAGTAACATTTATCAATAACCTCTCCCACACCAAAGGCAAGTGGGCAGGAAATCGATTTGATTTGTTGCCGTGGCAGGAACAGATTGTTCGTGATCTATTTGGGATTGTGAAAGAAGATGGTAACCGTCAGTTCTTAACTGCCTATATTGAAATTCCAAAAAAGAATGGCAAGTCCGAACTCGCCGCAGCTATTGCACTTTATCTACTCTATGCAGATAATGAAGCCAGTGCAGAAGTTTATGGTGCGGCTTGTGACCGAAACCAAGCGTCAATCGTATTTGATGTGGCCAAACAGATGGTACAGATGAGTAGACCGCTTGTGAAACGCTCAAAGATTATGGGGGCGACAAAGAGGATAGTGAATTATTCCAATGCGGGATTTTACCAAGTTCTTTCTGCAGAGACTGGGACAAAGCATGGACTAAACGTATCTGGCTTGGTCTTTGATGAAATCCACGCTCAGCCTAATCGTCATTTGTATGATGTATTGACCAAAGGGTCAGGAGACGCAAGGGAACAACCCCTCTTTTTTATTATCACGACAGCTGGAACGGATAGAAACTCTATCTGTTACGAGTTGCATTCCAAAGCATTGGATATTCTGAATGGTAGAAAGAAGGATACGTCATTCTATCCAGTGGTTTATGGATTATCCGATGAAGATGATTGGAATGATGAAGCAAACTGGAGAAGAGCCAACCCTTCACTAGGGCATACAATTGGGATTGACCGTGTTAGAGAAGCTTACCAACAGGCACTTGATAACCCGGCAGAAGAGAATGTTTTTAAGCAGCTCCGTCTAAATATGTGGACAAGCTCAAGTATTGCTTGGATTCCAGAACATGTCTATGCCAAAGGAAACGATCCTATACAATTTGATAGCCTCAAGGGTCGTAGTTGTTATGCAGGTTTAGACCTTTCTAGTACGTCAGATATAACAGCTTTAGTCTTGGTATTTCCTCCTAGATTCGAAGAGGAAAATTATATCGTACTGCCTTACTTTTGGCTACCTGAGGATACACTGGAACTGAGATGTCGTCGTGACCATGTTCTGTACGATGTATGGGAGCGTCAAGGCTACATCAAAACTACGGAGGGTAATGTAGTTCACTACGGTTTTATCGAAAAATTTATAGAAGACTTATCGGAAATCTATCATATCAAGGAGATAGCCTATGACCGTTGGAATGCGACGCAGATGGTTCAGAATCTAGAAGGAATGGGCTTGACCATGGTGCCTTTTGGTCAGGGATACAAGGATATGAGTCCACCATCTAAAGAACTCTATAAACTAATGATGGAAGGCAAGATTCAACATGGTGGGCATCCAGTTCTTAAATGGATGGGACAAAACGTAGTCATGAGACAAGACCCTGCTGGTAATATCAAGCCTGATAAGGAAAAGTCAGTCGAGAAGATTGACGGTATTGTAGCACTCATTATGGGACTGGATCGTTGCATTCGTCATCAAACCGATGAAGGAAGTGTTTATGATGAACGTGGTATTTTAATTTTTTAGGATAAAAACAACCTAAATAGGTTGAATATATCCTAAAAAGTGGTAGAATAGAGAAAAGGAGGATATTACCATGCAAATCAATATTGAAAACTTAGTCTCTATTTCTGAAGCAAATCAAAACTTTTCTAAGGTAGCTCGTATGGTCGATACGAATGGTACTGCAGTAATATTGAAAAATAACACACCAAAGTATGTATTAGTGGACTATCAGAGTCTAATTAAAGAGGAACAGGCAACCCCTACAGTTGTTGAACAATCAACTTTGGATGAAGTTGCGACTTCAGTTTTATCACGCCATCTTGATGCATTTAATGAATTGGCAAAATGAAAGTATTAACTGTTGAACAGGTGATTGAATTACACACTAGGTTAATTCAAGCTACTGGGGGTTTAGATGGTGTTAAGGATATTGGTTTAATAGAATCTTCACTATCTTCAGCTTTTAGTACTTATTTTGGTGTTGAGAAGTATCCAAGTATTGAAGAAAAGGCTGCTAGACTTTGTTATTCGCTAGTTAATAATCATGCCTTCCTTGATGGGAACAAGCGAATTGGAGTTTTTGTCATGATTATTTTCCTATAATTAAATGGCATCGTGTTAAATCAGACTGATGATGAAGTAGTGAAGTTAGGACTTGGAGTAGCTTCATCCGAATTAGATTATGATGCAATTTTAGAATACATTCGGAATCATTAAAACTTTTCTTATTGAGGATATAACTTCAAGAAAGTGATAGAACATGGTATCTTCTTGAAGAAGGAGAGATGAAAACCATCTAAGAATAAACGATAAGCACTTCAATCGAGGTGCTTTTTTCGTACTCAAAAGGAGGAAGTATGGGACTACTAGATTTACTGGGACGTAAGCGTGCTAGAGATAAACCACGAAATAGTTATGAAGGTCAGGACTTCTCATATCTGTTTGGACGAACGACTAGTGGGGAGAATGTGGATGAGTTTAAAGCTATGCAGACGACAGCTGTCTATGCTTGTGTCCGTATCTTAGCTGAAGCAGTAGCTTCACTACCTATTCACGTTTATGAGAGAACGGCAACTGGAAAGGAGAAGAAGGTGGAACATCCCCTTTATTTTCTCTTACATGATGAACCTAACTCCGAGATGTCATCCTTTGTCTTTAGAGAAACCTTGATGACCCATCTATTGATATGGGGCAATGCCTATGTCCAGATTATCCGAGATAGGAGTGGACAAGTTATCAGTCTTTACCCACTCTTACCAGATAAAATGTCAGTTCATCGAGACGAGAGTGGTAAGCTCTACTACAAATACAAGCGTCAGTCAGAGGAAAATCCTAACTTTAAGGAAAAAGGAGATGCTATCTTGAGAGCAGAAGATGTTCTTCATGTACCTGGTCTTGGTTTTGATGGCTTGATCGGTTATTCTCCAATTGCCCTTGCCAAAAATGCTATCGGTATGACCTTGGCTACGGAAAACTATGGGGCATCATTCTTTAAAAATGGTGCAAATCCAGGTGGCGTTTTGGAACACCCAGGTATTCTCAAAGATCCAAAACGAGTGAGAGATTCATGGAATGCAGTCTATAATGGGGTAACCAATGCACATAAGGTGGCAGTACTTGAGGAAGGGATGAAATACACTCAAGTAGGCATTCCACCTGAAGAAGCTCAGTTTCTTCAGACAAGAAAATTTCAAATCAATGAAATTGCAAGGCTTTACCGCATTCCACCTCATATGATTGGCGACTTGGAGAAATCCTCATTTTCAAACATTGAGCAACAATCTCTAGAATTTGTAAAATATACCTTAGACCCCTGGGTAGTTCGTCTCGAACAGGCTTTCAAGAGGTCTCTTTTTTTACCCGAAGAAAAGAAAACCTACTTTGTGAAGTTTAATGTGGATGGTCTTCTTCGTGGTGATTATCAGAGTCGAATGAATGGTTATGCGATTGGTAGACAAAATGGCTGGCTGTCGACAAATGATATTCGTGAACTTGAGGACTTGAACCTCCTCTCAGATGAGGATGGTGGCAATCTCTACTTGATAAACGGAAACATGACGAAACTGAAGGATGCAGGTGGCTTTATGAAACAAGCACCGTTAGAACAAGAAACTCAATCTGAGGAGGATATGGATGCATAAGTTTTGGAATTTTACAGAAGGTGATAGTGGTCGAACACTTCGTATTGAAGGACAGATTGCTGATGAGACGTGGTTTGGCGATGAAGTCACGCCACAAGTATTTAAAAATGATTTACATGCAGGAAGTGGAGACATCACCCTCTGGATTAATAGTCCAGGGGGTGATGTTTTTGCGGCGGCTCAAATCTATAACATGCTGATGGATTACAAAGGTGATGTCCATGTCGTGATTGATGGCTTAGCCGCAAGTGCTGCTAGTGTCATTGCCATGGCAGGTACAACGGTTTCTATGAGTCCGGTTGCCATGATGATGATTCACAACCCTTGGACTGTGGCACAAGGTGAAGCCAAGGATATGCAGAAGGTCATTGAAATGTTGGGCGAAATCAAGGAATCCATCATCAATGCCTATGAATTAAGAACAGGACTTTCAAGAACCAAGCTATCACACCTCATGGACTCAGAGTCTTGGTTCAATGCCAAAAAGGCTGTTGAACTGGGCTTTGCGGACAAGATTCTCTTTGACAAACAAGGGGAACATGGAACTGATATTGAGAGTTATTCTTTCAGTCGAACTGCCGCCCAACAAGATTTACTTATCAAAATGCAGGCGAAGCTTGAAGTCCAACAACCAAAGAAAACAATCCCTATCAATCAGTTGGAAAAACGATTGAATTTGCTCAAATAACGAAAGGAATATGAACTGATGTCTAAATTACTTGAATTGAAAGAAAAACGTAACCTAGCTTGGCAACAAGCAAAAACCTTCCTTGATTCTGTTCGAACAGAAGATGGACTTGTATCTGAGGAAGATTCCAAACGCTATGATGACATGGAAGCAAAAATCAACCTCTACAATCAAGAGATTGCTCGATTGGAGCGACAAGAAAAGATTGACCTTGAACTTGCTCAACCAGCCTCACAGGCTTTAATTGGGCAACCCACTACAGTTCTGAATGACAAGACTACTGAAGAGGAAAAGAAAGGTGTGGCTTCAGATAGCTATGCCAAGACATTTTGGACAAGTGTCCGTAAGCGTCACTTCTTTGATGTCAAAGACGTCCTTCGAGTTGGGGAAGATACCGAAGGTGGTCATCTGGTTCCTGATGAGTATGAGAAGAAACTAGTTCAAGGATTACAAGAAGAGAATTTCTTCCGTAGCCTTGCGACTGTTATCAAAACATCTAGTGGTGAGCGAAAGATTCCTGTTGTGACTGGACATGGATCAGCCTCATGGATGGATGAAAATGGTTTATATCCAGAAACAGAAGAAACCTTTGGTCAGGTGACACTCGACTCTCATAAGATTGGTACTGCCATTCGCATTTCAGAAGAGTTGCTAAACGATTCAGTCTTTGACCTTGAATCCTATATGACAGCTGAATTTGCTCGTCGTATTGGAACGGAAGAAGAAAAGGCATTCTTGATTGGTGATGGTTCTAAGAAACCAACAGGTATCTTTACTCAGGCAGAAGTTACAGGTCCAACGACGGCTACAAAGGATATTACCTTTGATGACATGATTGAACTGTATCATTCTCTACCAGCACCCTATCGTAAGAACGCAGTTTGGATTTTACATGATACGACTGTCAAAGCTATCCGTAAACTCAAAGATAATAATGGCAACTACATTTGGCAGCCATCCACTCAAGCTGGACAACCAGATTTGATTCTAAATCGTCCATACTATACATCAACCTTTGCCCCACTTCCTGAAGCAGGAAACAAGGCCATTGCATTTGGTGATTTCTCATATTATTGGATTGCGGATCGTCAGGGTCGTACCTTCAAACGTTTGAACGAACTCTATGCCAATAATGGACAGATTGGTTTTCTTGCTTCACAACGTGTTGATGGTAAGTTAGTCCTACCTGAAGCCGTGAAGACATTAACCGTGAAGGCTAAGTAATTATGGTTAGTTTAGCAGAGGCAAAACAATATCTCAAAGTGGAACACGATGATGAGGATGGGCTGATTGAGCAGTTGCTTGAAACCAGTCAACAACTCTGTGAAGATATTTTACGACAATCGACGTATTCAGATGTTCTAAAGACGGCAATCCTATATGGGGTTGCCTATCTTTATGAACACAGAGAAGATGCCAATCATAAGGAGTTGAAAGAGACTCTCTATCATTTGCTGCTGGCTGAACGAAAGGATGTGTTCTGATGAAGATTGCACCATTGAGGGAACGCTTGTCATTTCAGATTCGACAGATTGTTCAAGATGAGATTGGCAATGAAACTTCGACATGGATACCTTTATTTGACAGGTGGTGCTCTTGTCGTCCTCTCACCTTGACCGAAAGGGGTGGGAGTGTGACGAAACTGGAACAAGAGAAAGTCCAGTTCACCCTCAGGTATGAAAAGGCAATTCTTGGACTTCATTCCTTAACGACTCACATTCAATTTCGTGGTCAAACTTATGGGATTGAGTCTATTGATGGAGATACAGTGCCACGACAACTGATTTACATAGTCGCCATTAAGGAGGAGAGATTTGACTAAAATTGGACTGGATGCACTAGAAACTGCCATCGCAAATGAGCTGGCGGAATTTGTAGAGGATACAACAGAGGTGATGCGTGAAGTTGTAGAGGAAGTCACCGAGGAATCCATCGTAACCTTGAAAGTAACGTCACCTAGAAAGAGTGGTTCCTATGCCAAAGGGTGGAAGAGTAAAGCAACGATTGATACCAGTACAGGTCTAACCAAGACTATTCATAATCGAACGCCAGGCCTGACGCATCTGTTAGAAGATGGTCATGCCAAAAGCTCTGGTGGGCGAGTTGAGGGAATTAAGCATATCGCACCTGTTGAGAAACAAGCAATACAATCCTTAGAAGAAAAGCTGAGAAAGCGAGTGTGATATGACATGTTACTGAGCGAAATGTACTCCATTCTCAAAGAATTACAGCTCCCACTCGCCTACCATCATTTTGAAGAAGGGAGTCGTCCAAGACCACCGTATCTGGTGTATTTGGTGACTGATTCAGAAAATCATGGTGCAGACAATTGGACCTATCATAAGCAGAATAACCTGCTAGTGGAACTCTATACCACTAAGAAAGATATAGCAACTGAACAAAAGGTGGAGTCATTATTTGACAGCCACCTTATTTACTTTGAAAAAGTAGAGACCTATATCTCATCAGAGAAACTCTACCAAATAACCTATTACATCACATTACATGGAGGATAATATGGCTGAAAAGAATAAGGTCACCTTTGGACTACAAGATGTCCATTGGGCAGAAGTTACAAGCGAAGGTTCTGATGGTACGTTGACATACGGCAATGTAGAACGACTTCGTGGTGCTGCAGAATTAACCCTTGAACCAACTGGCGATAAGGGTTCATATAAGGCAGACAATATCAATTTTTATACAACAGAGTCAAATGATGGCTATGAGGGAACACTAAAAGTTGCCCTTCTAACGCAGGAATTTTTGACTCGAGTCCTCGGAGAGCAGTTGGATGCGACGACAAATACCATTTCAGAAATCGCAAACAGCGAAAAGAAAAATTTTGCGTTGATGTTCCGTTTTGAAGGGGATAAAAAAGAAACATTACACGTTTTGTATTATTGTTACGCATCTCGTCCGACTGTTGGTTCAAAAACCAAGTCTGGTTCAGATATCAATGAGGTAGAGTTGACCTTTACTGCCAGCCCTCGCCCACTTGATAAGGTTGTACGTAGACGTACAACGGAGGAAACGAGCGATGAGATTCGTGAAAACTGGTTCAAGGCAGTTTTTGAACCTCGTAGGTAAGGGAGAAGGCAATGAGAGAAAGTATTACCATAGCAGGCACGACCTACGAGTTAGCAACCAATGCCTATACCCCAATCGCTTATAAAGAGCAGTTTGGCAAGGACTATTTTCAAGATTTATTCTCGATGGTCAATAGTCAAGCAATCTTGGCAAAACTTGACCAATTAGAAGATGGAGAGGAATTACAGGCACATCATATTGATGTTTCTATTCTGTCTGATTTCGATATGACATTTTTCCATCGAATCTTTTGGGTCTTTGCGAAGTCAGCCAATCCACGAGTGAAACCATTTGTGGATTTTTATATGGAGATGGAAGAATTTCCAGTTCAGGAAGTAGCCCCTGTCTTGATGAATATGTTGAACCAAGGGATGTCAACCAGAAAAAAGCAGATGAAACAGAAACAGCGAGTGAAGAAATCTTCACAGTAGAGAGTTATTTCTCCTGTTGTAAGGAGACTGGCCTGACCATTGACGATTTAAAACATATCTCTATTGGGATGGCACTTGACTACCAAACAGACTATGTGGAGATGCGTACTCGAGAAACTTCTCAAACACGCCCAGCAACTCAAGCTGATTTTGATAATTTCTGATGGTAGAAAGGAGGTACTATGGCTGGAAACATAAAGGGAATTACGATTGAAATTGGTGGCGATACTCAACCCTTACAAGATGCCTTAAAGGGTGTAAATAAACAAGCATCTGAAGCTACCAAAGAACTAAGACAAATTGATAAGGCTCTCAAGTTTGATACAGGCAATGTCACCCTCCTTACTCAAAAGCAGGAAATCTTGGCAAAACAAGTCGAGACAACCAAAGAAAAATTGGCAACGCTCCGTCAAGCTCAATCACAGGTGGAAGCTCAATTTAAGGCTGGGGATATTGGGGCAGACCAGTACCGTGCCTTTCAACGTGAGGTGGAAACTACTCAAAGGCTGCTAACGTCCTATGAAACTAAGTTAGCTGATGTGTCATCAACACTTGAGAATCACGGTCGAGCTAGTAGTTCAGCGGCTCAACAATTAGATAAACTCCAAGTGGAGCAGGGGCAGTTAGCAAGTGAGATGAACAAGGTCACGTCTCAATTTGAGTTACAAGAAAGTGCTTTGTCATCCAATAGTTCCGAAGCAGAACGCAATGCCATAGCACAACAAAAGATTGGAGCACAGTCAGAAATTGTTTCTAAACAAATTTCCAATCTCGAAAAGCAACTAGCCCTGACAAAGAGTGAATATGGTGAGAATTCCATTGAAGCCAATAAGATGGAAGCTGAGTTGAACCAAGCAAAGACCGCTCTCAATAACCTGAACAACGAGATGGATGAGACCAAATCCTCTGCCGATGGTGCTCAAGATGGCATGAAAGCCATGTCTGACACCATTCGGGCTGAGGCACTTCAAGCGACCAGTGAGAAGCTAGCAAACATCTCTCAGAAAATCTTCGAAGTCGGAACAGAGTCCATGTCTGCGGCAGCTCAACTTCAAGCCAGCAATGCCCAATTCTCTACCGTATTTGGGGATATGGAGAATGCTGCTAAGGATGCCCTCAATAAGATTGGGGAAGAGATGGACATTGTTCCAGAGCGTCTTCAAGGCTCCTTCACTCAGATGGCTTCCTTTGCCAAAACCTCTGGAATGGATACGGCTCAGGCTTTGGATCTGACCACTCGTGCCACCAGAGCAGCGGCTGATGGGGCAGCATTTTACGACAAATCCATCGAAGAAGTCACCGAAAACCTACAGTCCTTCCTCAAAGGAAACTATGAAAATGACGCAGCTCTAGGTATTTCTGCGACAGAAACCACTCGTAATGCAGCGGCGAACAAGCTCTATGGAAAGTCCTTCAATGAACTATCAGAAGCTCAGAAGCAGTTAACACTTCTCCAAATGGTAGAGGACGGCAATGAACTCTCTGGAGCCTTGGGACAAGCTGCAAGGGAATCAGACGGACTGGAAAACGTTCTGGGAAACTTAAGACAGTCTGGAACTAATGCTCTAGCAGCTATCGGTCAACCGATTCTAGAGATGCTTATTCCAGTCTTTCAAAGTTTGGCAGACATTGTTAGTCAACTAGCGACTTGGTTTACCAACTTATCCAGTCCCATCAAGGAAGTCGTCATTATCTTCACAGGAATTTTAGCTGTGGTAGGGATGTTACTTCCTGTTTTCTTGGGCTTACAGGTTGCGGCAGCCGCTATGGGGACAACCGTAGTTGGAATGATAACGGCATTTTTGCCGATTGTGGGGATTATTGTTGGTATTGTAGCTGCCATTACCTTGCTGATTGTTGGGTTAAAAGAACTCTGGACGAATCACGAAGGCTTTCGAACGGCTGTGACGGAAATCTGGAATAGTATCTTTGCCTTTCTGTCCATGATCAGCCAGCAGATTTCTAGTTTTGTTATGTCCATCTGGGGAACGCTAACCACATGGTGGACTGAAAACCAGCAATTGATTTTAAATGCTGCAACCACGGTATGGAATGCCATCACTACGGTTATTCAAACGGTGATGACTATTCTTGGGCCGCTCATCCAGGCAAGCTGGGAAAATATTAAACTCATCATTACAGCCGCTTGGGAGATGATAAAGATTGTTGTCGAGACTGCTATCAATGTGGTACTTGGTATCATTAAGGCAGTCATGCAGGTTATCACTGGTGATTGGACTGGCGCTTGGGAAACCATCAAACAGGTGTTGTCGATGGCATGGGAGGGCATTAAGTCCCTTATTTCCTTAGCCCTCAATTTCATCGCCCAGTACATCTCAACTGCTTGGACAGGTATCAAGAATACCATCTCAAATTTACTGACAGCTATCAGTTCAGTCGTTTCATCCATTTGGTCAGCAATCCAATCGACCATATCCAGTATTTTATCTAACATCGGCTCAACAGTCTCCAATATTTGGAACGGTATCCGAAACACGGTCTCTAGTGTCTTGAATGGCATTTCAAGCACGGTGTCATCCGTTTGGAATGGTGTCAAGAATACCATTTCAAATGCGATCAATGGAGCGAGAGATGCCGTAAGTAACGCCATCAATGCCATTAAAAATCTTTTTAACTTCCAAATCAGATGGCCGCATATTCCCCTTCCTCATTTTCGAGTATCTGGTTCAGCCAATCCGCTCGATTGGTTGAAGGGCGGTATTCCAAGAATTTCTATAGATTGGTATGCCAAAGGAGGAATTTTAACCAAACCAACCGCATTTGGGGTAAACGGCAATAGCCTAATGGTTGGAGGTGAGGCTGGAAAAGAAGCAGTCTTGCCTTTGAATGATCAAACGTTAGGTGCAATTGGTCGAGGAATCGCAAAGACCATGACAAGCAATCTACCACCCATTCACATTACTATTACAGGTAACACAGTAAGAGAAGAGACTGACCTTCACCGACTAGCGGAGATGGTTGGAGAAAAACTTGTGTATGAATTAGAACGTCAACAAGGATTGAGAGGAGTGAAACCATGATTAGACATAATGCATTAACCATTGGTGGAGTATCCACGTCTAGTTTTCCTTTTAAGGTAATCGTGGAAGATAGTCCTTCAATCAGAGTAAGTGAAAGTAAGACGCAATTGATAGAACACCAAGGCCTGTCAGGAGCGGTTCTTCAAACCAATCCTCGCAGAAGTGTCATGGAACTGAGCTACACCCTCTATCTTGTACAACCTAGTGAAGAACAGTTATTTTCCTTTTTGAAGCTATTTTTGAAAGAAGGATTTTGGCTTGAGAATGCTAGTTTCAAGACCATACGATTTTGGTGTTACAAGGTTTACCATACTCCAGTTCAAAAGGATAAGTTGGGGGTGTATGAACTTAAGGTTACCTTTTCTTGTCACCCAACCAAGTGGTTCAAAACGACGACCTCGCAGGTGTTTAGGACTAGTGGTACTTTGAGAAGTCAAGGTTCAGCCATTGCTTTTCCAAAGATTACCATAAGCGGCAACTCAAGTAGTGAAACTAGCTTTACGATTGGGGATGATGTCATACGCTTGGAGCGATTACAAGAAACACTCATTATGGATAATAATCCTAGTCAGCCAAGTTTTAAGACACAAAGAGGTCAGCCTGTAAAATGGTCTGGCGATTTTATTTCCATTGATGCGGCCAGAAATGACTCGGTTGGAGTTGTCTTAGGTGCTGGCATCACATCATTAACAATAGAAATGAATTGGGGGTGGGCTTAGTGTTATCATTATTGGACAAAACTGTTCGAACGGCAAAATGGCATGGAAAACCACTTCCTGAAACCATTAAGGCAAGTGTCAAGGAAACCTTGAATGGGGATTTTGTTTTGACCTTTACCTATCCAATTACGGATAGTGGTTTGTATCGTGAGCTTAAAGAGGATTATTTGGTTCGAAGTCCAGTACCAGTATTAGGACACCAGTTGTTTCGGATCAAGAAAATTATTGAAGGTGATTCAACTCTAGAAGTGACAGCTTATCATATTTCAGATGATGTCATGACTAGAATTGTTTCTCCTTTTTCTTGTGAACAAGTTGCCTGTGCAACAGCTCTCTCTTCTCTAGTCATGGCGAGCAAGTCTCCTTTGGGTGACTTTTCTTTTACCAGCGATATCGTAAGGAACAGAACCTACACAAGCGATAAGGAACAAACACTTTACTCAGCTTTGCTTGATGGCAAACATTCCATTGTTGGTACTTGGGAGGGAGAGTTGGTTCGGGATAACCTTGCCATTTCCATCAGAACCAACCGAGGTCAAGACCGTGGTGTGGTCATATCGACCCACTACAATTTGAAAAAGTACCAGCGTACCAAGGAAAGTTCTCAGGTCATTACTCGGATTCATGCAACTTCAACCTTCAAAAATGAAGGTCAGAAAGAGGAGACTAATCTAAGAGTAACAGTTGATAGTCCCTTGATTAATTCCTATCCATTTATAAATGAGGTTAGCTATTCGAATAACAATCTAAAAACTCGACAGGAGTTGATCGAGTGGGCTAGTGACAAGTTTCGATTGGAGGGCATTGATAAACCCAAGGATGCCATTGTCATTGAAGCGTTTGAGCTAGATGGTCAAACCGTTCATCTTGGGGACACGGTAACTCTGAAAAGTAAGCTCCATGGAATTGATATGTCAAAGAAAGCCATCGCATATGATTATGATCCGTTGGCTGAGACTTACCGTACCATCACCTTTGATGACAAAGCGAGTGTTGGTTCAAGCAAGTCGGCAGGCAGCTTATCAAATTTGGCAAGTAACCTCATTGAAGGAAATCAACGGAGTGAAGTTGTTTCTATTGAAGTCGCACTTGAGAATGCCAACCGAGCTTTTGAAGCGGAGTTTGATAAACGAAAAGTTGCCATTGATGATGCTATTGAGCAGGCACAGAGTCATGGTGAGGTATATGCGGATAGGATTAAGGCTAGTATTGATTCAGATATTTCTGTCATTAACCAAAAAATGCGGACACATGAAGCGGAGAATAATCGCACGTTTCAGGATATCCTTGCCAAGTCTGGGGCAAACACTAGTCTAGCTAATGAAGCCAAGCTCAAGGCAGAGCAGGCACAGACTGGGGCTTCTCAAGCTCTCAGAAGAGCAGAACAAGCCAAGGTTGATGCCATTCAAGAAGCCAATCGCCTGACGACTATAGAGCGAAATCAAACAGAAACGAAAATAGCAAGTGCCAAAACCCAAGCAATAGCTGAAGCTAGTCGCTTGGTTGACCTTGCTAAATCGCTTTTAACTGGTCAGATTGCGACAGCAACGACAAGTATTAACCAAACTAAAGAGGATATAAAACTCCTTGCAAGTAAGCAATTGGTTGATAGCTTAACAGGTCGAGTGACAAGTGCAGAATCCACCATTCGACAGCAGGGTGAACAGATTTCACAACGTGTAAAATCAAGTGATTTCGACTTTGCCAAACAAAGACTGACAAGTGCAGAAACTCTAATTACTCACTTAGGAAATAGGATTACAACTGAGATAATACAAGTTGAAGGGAAAATCCCAACCGCCTTTGATGGGTTAAACCTCATGACTGGAACAAGAGACTGGAGTGACAAAGGTAATACCTGGCATCACGGTTCTAACTGGCATATTGAGTCAGAGGAGTTCAGAGGCCTTAAAGTTCGATCAACGCAACATGGCTATAATGGTAGTCATCAAAATATAGCTGTTAAAAATGGTGATGTGATTACTTTTAGTTTTTTTGCAAGGGCAAGTCAGCCACTTGAGAATGTAAAATTATCCTCAACATGGACAGGGTCTCCTGTCTATCGAGCACCAGTGGCTCGAGTTGCTGAAAGGGATGAGACAATTGCAGTAACCCAATTTTGGAAACGGTATTCTAAAACAGTTCATGTTTTAAGTGATGGCTCCCTTCAATTTCGGACAGAGTATGGTGGGAGTACTATACCTAATGGAGTACGATTTTTCGTTGCAGGCTTAAAGGTTGCGAAATCATCAGTCGATACAGGGTATTCTGATAATCCTGCGGATACTGTTAGTGAAATTGAATCTGTTCGTACCGTAATAAATCAGACTGCAAATGGTGTTGAGCAGATATCAACAAGATTGACAGAAGCTTCAGGAAAACTCTCGACTGCTGAGACAGCTATTCGTCAACTGGTAAATGATGTTTCTTCTAAAGTTAGCCAGTTAGATTTTAATAATGTGAAAAGGACAGTTGATAGCCACACGACAAGTATTACACAAACCAGTCAGTCTATACTCTTGAAAGCTGACAAGATTTTTGTGGATGGGGTAAAAACCACAGCGGATGCTGCCTTATCAAAAGCCAATACAAATGGGAATCAAATTACGCAAACTAAGGCTGACCTAAAAGTCACTTCTGATGCAGTAAAAACAAAGGTTTCCCAGACAGATTTTAATAATTTAACTGGACGTATGACAAATGCGGAAACATCAATTCGGACACAAGCAGGTCAAATCGAACAACGATTAACTTCAACTCAAGTAGAATCAGCAATATCATCCAAAGGTTATCAAACAAAAGCTCAGGTAGATAGTAATATTGTTGGACGTGGTTATATTACGAATTCTGCTCTTACCCCTTATGCGACAACGACTATTTTGGAAAACAAAGTCAGGGAAACATCAGATAGTTTTAGTCGAATGATTTCAGAGACAAAGACATTGATTCCGAGAGGTGAAGAGAACTTGGTTGAATGGGGAAATCCAACAGATGGCTATACTCCATATCCCAATTCCTCACTTACCACACATACATTTTTCTATAACAATAACAAAAAAATGTACATTATTAGGAACACAAGTTCAACTGCTGAGAAAACTTTTGGATTAAATCGCTTTATGGTTGAGCGAAATACAGATTACACTTTGTATTTTAAAGGTTTTAACAATTCTTCCCTAGTAAGTATGGATGTCTGGTTCTTGAAACGAGTAAAAGGCAGTACTGCTAATTTTGATTCTGCTCAACAATTGATTTCAAACAGAAAGCTTTCAATAGCGAGTGCGGAGGATATAGTTGTTACTTTTAATACAGGAAATTTTGATGAGGGCTATATTCGGTTTGATAATAACAAGTCAACGGTTGAGGGTCACTCAGCCGATTTGTATATTGGTGACATCAGTGTTAAAAAAGGGAAATCGAACAATGCTTGGAGTCCATCTCTTGCGGAGCTTGTAGGAGTTCGTGCTTTTAATGAAGTAAAAAGTACCGTGGATAGTCATGTTCAGACCATCGGTAGTGTGCAAGGTAATCTTTCACAGGTTATTCAAACGGCAAATGGTATTGTCACAAGAGTTGGAAACTTGGAAAGTAGTCGAGCAACTACGACTGCAGTTAATGCTATCCAAACTCAAATGTCCACATTAGCTGGTTCTTGGTCTATTCGAAATTTAACGAGTGCAGGCACAGTTTTGAGTCAACTTAACCTCAATAAGGATGGGTCCGTCAAAATCGATGGAAAACTCGTCCAAATTACAGGCACAACCTATATTCAAGATGGAGTGATTGCGAGCGGTAAGATTGCCAGTCTTGATGCAGGAAAGATTACGACAGGTATTATCTCTGCAGCTCGAATTGGAGCAGAAGCAATCACTGCGGATAAGTTAAAGGTTGACCAAGCTTTCTTTACCAAGTTTATGGCAACAGAAGCCTATCTTAAGCAGTTATTTGCCAAATCAGCCTTTATAACCCAAGTGCAGTCAGTAACCCTATCTGCCAACAAAATTTCTGGTGGAATCTTGTCAGCAATCAACGGAGCTATGAAAATCAATCTATCACTTGGAAACATTAAGTTCTATACCAACTCTCCATCCATTTCTCGTGAGGTTAGTGGATATCCCCACCAATGGGTTTCCTTTGAGACAGGAACGTCAAACGGGAAACCATGTGGTGTAACCATTATCGGTTCCAATCGATGGAATAACTGGAATGCCAATGACGGTGGCTTTGTAGGGATTCGAGCATGGAACGGTACTGATACCGACCAAATTGATGTGGTGGGGGATAAGGTACGTTTAGCTAGTGCTCCATATACCAATCCAGATGGCTGGGAAATTGTAACATTGCCTAACCGATTGAGTATTGATGCCTTTAAAGCTTCTGACCGCCCAAGCTCCATTTTGAATATCGGTGATATCCGCATCTATCGAAATGGGACAACCTATGTCAGCTTGAAAGACGTACTTCATCAATTCAATCACAATTTTAAACACTTAGTAAATATCACAGGTCGAGGTGACGTCATCTTGACATGGGATACGATTAAATAAAGGAGTTCACAGATGAATCTAGAACAAATCAACCAATCACTAAAACTAACTATCCAGGAGCTTGTGACCAAGCTATCTGATGAAATCACCGCTAAGAACCTCATTGCCATCCAATTGGTGGAAAGGGATGAGGAACTTAGCCTATTGCGTAAAGAAAAACAGGAATTGACAGAACTGTTAGAAGTACAGACAAAACCTGAAGAAGGGAAAGGAGAATAGTTATCATGGCATTACTCAATATTGACAAAGTAACAGAACCATTTGATTTGGAGACAGCTCTCGCTTACATGCGTAAGAATGGAGAATTCATTCGTTGTAAGACAGCAGAGCAGGATTTTTACATGTATCTTGAAGAAGTAAGGCGACCTGCCATTAAAAATGGAAAGCGGCAGTTGGTTACAACAGAAACAGTTTGGGCTTTTAATCAGTGGGGCAGTACCACATTAACTCTGAATCTTTCTGATTTATTCCATGATTGTTTTTATCTGATGCGGTTTGATGAGAACGGTCAACCGGATTGGTCAGACCCTGCCATTGTGCAGGAAGGTTCAGTAGAAAGTGAGGTGACTGATGAAGGAACTGTTAACTCTTAATAAGATTTTATTCTCCATGATTGGAGGCTTGATTGGTAGTCTATTTGGGGAGTTGGATGGTATATTATATGCTTTACTTGTCTTCATCATTATTGACTATCTTACTGGAATATTTGCGGCGGTTGTAGAGAAACAATTGTCTAGTAGTATCGGTTTTCGTGGCATCTTTAAAAAGATAGCCATTTTATTTTTAGTTTCACTAGGTCATTTGATTGATACTGCAATCATCCAGCAGGGTGGAACAATTCGAACCATGGTCATTTTCTTTTATCTCAGTAATGAGGGGTTAAGTATCTTAGAAAATACCGTTCGAATTGGTCTACCAATACCTGAGAAACTACAAGCAATTTTAAAACAAATCAACGAGAGGTGAGAAGATATGGGAAAACATCTAGTCATTTGTGGTCATGGGCAAGGGCGAACAGGCTATGATCCTGGAGCAGTGAATGCCAAACTAGGCATCACAGAAGCAGGAAAGGTTCGAGAATTAGCCAAGTTAATGTCTAAGTACAGTGGACAACAGATTGATTTTATTACCGAACAAAATGTTTATGATTATCGGAGTATTACTAGTATTGGTAAAGGTTACGCCTCAATTACTGAATTGCACTTCAATGCCTTTAATGGTAGTGCCAAAGGTACAGAAGTCTTGATTCAATCTTCCTTAGAAGCAGACAAGGAAGATGTGGCTATCCTATCTCTCCTTTCACGTTATTTCCAAAATCGTGGTATTAAGAAGGTAGATTGGCTTTATAATGCTAACCAAGCAGCAAGTCGTGGATATACCTATCGTTTGGTGGAGATTGCCTTCATCGATAATGAACAAGATATGGCGATTTTTGAAAACAAGAAAGAGGACATTGCGAGAGGTCCTTGTATCAGCAATAACAGGAGTTGAAGTCAAGACAATAGTTCCCTCGCCCCCCAGTTCAACTGTTGGGAGTTCAGGAACTCCTTCAAAATCAATCTATCTTGTTGGTGATAGTCTTAGGGTGTTGCCTCATGCGACTCATTATCAGACTGGTCAGAAAATCGCCAACTGGGTCAAAGGGCGCACCTACAAAATCCTCCAAGTGAAGAATGTTCACCAGTCCAACAGTAAGAGAGCTTATCTACTTGATGGAATCAAGTCATGGGTGCTAGAGCAGGATGTAGAAGGAACAACCAAAGGCCATAGTGAGCAGACCTATCAAGCACAGAAAGGCGATACGTATTATGGAATCGCTCGGAAGTTTGGTTTAACAGTAGATGCCCTTCTTGTGGTGAATGGTTTGAAGAAGTCGGATATCCTTAAAGTTGGACAAACACTCAAGGTTAACGCTGCTTCAAGGACAACAACTGCTATTCCAACTAGCGTTGCAAGCCGTGTGGTTGCGTCAGCTTTATCCAAGGTCGGTCAAAAGGTGACCGTTCCATCTAACCCTTATGGCGGACAGTGTGTTGCCCTGATAGATAAGATTGTTCAAGAGCTTACGGACAAGAATATGTCCTATACTAATGCCATTGACTGTTTGAAAAAAGCAAAGTCAAATGGATTCCAAGTTATCTACGATGCTTGGGGTGTGAATCCTAAAGCAGGTGATTTCTATGTCATTCAGACGGATGGTTTGGTATATGGACACATTGGTGTCTGTGTGACGGATTCAGATGGAAAAAGTATTGATGGCGTGGAGCAGAATATTGATGGGTATTCTGACCATAATAAGAACGGTATCAATGACCAATTGGAAATTGGTGGCGGTGGGATCACTCGTCGTGTGAAACGTCAATGGATGGCGGATGGCTCACTCTATGATTCTACTGGAACAGTTAAACTCGGTAAAGTTGTTGGTTGGTTTAGAATTTCATAATTTAGTTATAAGCCTGGTGAAACATCAGGCTTTATTTTTTTTGCCTTTTTTTCAATAAGTGCGGAAAAATTACTCCCAAACCTACCTAGTAAGGTAGGAGGAATATTTGTATTCCATGAACTGTGGCATAAATTTATCAGGTCGAAATAGTTGGTCTGATAACTTGACTAATATTCCCTTTAGAGTGATATATAGTGTGCCATTACATAGGAAGGAGAGTAAATGTCCGTAAAGAAGATTAGAGTCAATAGACAAAAACATAGGAAGAGGGTCTGTGCCTACATTCGAGTTTCGACGACTAATGGAAGTCAGTTAGATTCGTTAGAAAATCAGAAGCAGTATTTTGAAAACCTGTATTCCAATAGAGACGATATTGATTTTATGGGTGTTTATCAAGACAGAGGTATATCTGGTTCTAAGGATAAACGTCCAGATTTTCAAGCTATGATTGAAGAATGTCGTAAAGGCAAGATTGATGTTATTCATACCAAGTCAATTGCTCGCTTTGCCAGAAACACGGTTACAGTTCTTGAAATTAGTCGTGAACTGAAGGCGATAGGAGTAGACATATTCTTCGAGGAACAAAACATTCATACCCTTTCAAGTGAAGGGGAAGTGATGCTTTCAGTATTAGCGAGTATCGCGGAGGACGAATTGAGGAGTATGAGTGGAAATCAACGTTGGGCATTTCAAAAGAAATTCCAACGAGGAGAGCTGGTCATTAACACCAAGCGATTCTTAGGATACGATGTTGACGAAAACGGTGAGTTGATTATCAATCCAGAAGAAGCTTTGATAGTCAGGCAAATATTTGCACTTTACCTTGAAGGGTATGGTACTCATCGTATTGCCAAACTGTTAAATGAAAAGGGCGTTGCAACGGTCACAGGTGCTAAATGGCATGATACCACGATCCGTCAAATGTTAAGCAATGAAAAATACAAAGGTTCAGTCTTACTGCAGAAGTATTTCCATGATGGTGTGAATGGTCCTAAAAAATTGAACCAAGGCGAACTTGAACAATACTTGATTGAAGATAATCATGAAGCCATTATTTCAAAAGAAGATTGGCAAGCAGTTCAGGACAAATTAAATAGTAGAAGATGGCAACAAGGTAGAAACAAAACCTATAAATTTACAGGTTTGTTAAAATGTCAGCATTGTGGTTCAACATTAAAGAGACAAGTTTCTTATAAGAAAAAAATTGTTTGGTGCTGTTCCAAGTATATAAAAGAGGGAAAAGTAGCTTGTCGAGGGATGCGAGTGCCAGAAGTAGACATTCCAAATTGGGAGATAACCTCACCAATTACAGTATTAGAAAGGGATAGAAATGGGGAAAAGTATTACAGTTATTCCGGCCAAGAAAGTGAAGACCAGCGTTCTTCATCAGGTCAGGAAGAAAATCAAGGTAGCCGCATATTGTCGAGTGTCCACCGACCAAGAAGAACAGCTATCAAGTTATGAAAACCAAGTTAATTATTACCGAGATTATATCTCCAAACACGAGGACTATGAGTTAGTTGACATCTATGCGGATGAGGGCATCTCAGCAACCAATACCAAAAAACGTGATGCTTTTAACCGGTTGATACAAGATTGTAGGGCTGGTAAGGTGGATAGGATTTTGGTCAAGTCGATCAGTCGATTTGCCAGAAACACCCTTGATTGTATCAAATACGTCCGAGAGCTGAAAGAACTTGGTGTTGGTGTGACTTTTGAGAAAGAGAATATAGACAGCCTGGATTCCAAAGGTGAAGTTCTCCTTACAATCCTTTCTTCCTTAGCACAGGATGAGTCACGCTCTATCTCAGAGAATGCGACGTGGGGAATTCGTAAGAAGTTTGAACGTGGTGAGGTGCGCGTGAATACCACTAAGTTCATGGGTTATGACAAGGATGAAAATGGTAGGCTTATCATTAACCCAGGGCAAGCAGAAACAGTAAAATTCATTTATGAGAAATTCTTAGAGGGGTATAGTCCTGAGTCCATAGCTAAATATTTGAATGACAATGAAATACCTGGTTGGACAGGAAAGGCAAATTGGTATCCTAGTGCTATACAGAAAATGCTTCAAAATGAAAAGTACAAAGGTGATGCCTTATTACAAAAGACTTTTACCGTTGATTTTCTGACTAAGAAACGAGTTCAAAATGATGGTCAAGTCAACCAATACTATGTAGAAAATAGTCATGAAGCTATTATTGACAAAGACACTTGGGAATTAGTACAGTTGGAATTGGCAAGGAGGAAAGACTTTCGAGAAGAACATCAACTGAAAGCTTACATCATCCAAAATGACGATAATCCTTTTACAACTAAGGTGTTCTGTAAAGCCTGTGGTTCAGCTTTTGGTCGAAAGAACTGGACCACAAGTCGAGGTAAACGAAAGGTTTGGCAATGTAACAATCGATATAGGGTCAAAGGACAGATTGGCTGTCAGAATAACCATATTGATGAAGAAACGCTAGAGAAAGCCGTAGTAATGGCTGTAGAACTATTGAGTGAGAACGTGGATCTATTGCATGGAAAGTGGAATAAGATCCTGGAAGAAAATCGTCCACTAGAAAAGCATTATTGTACGAAGTTGGCTGAAATGATAAACAAGCCTTTATGGGAATTCGATTCGTATGAGATGTGTCAGGTTTTGGACAGTATTACAATCTCAGAAGATGGGCAGATAAGTGCAAAATTCTTAGAGGGGACTGAGGTAGATTTGTAAGTGACTGTGGCCGAAAGGTTGCAGTTTTTTTCGTTTTTAGTGGTATAATAGCCGTATAAATCATAATTGATGGTGAATTACATGGAAAATAATTTGAATTTCGATATTTACGAGCATCACTTTGGAGCATTATATTATCACATAAAATCTTTGATTGGGGAATCCCCTATCTATGATGAAACTATTGATGAGGAAGATTTAATATTTCTTCCCTCGAAGCATCTATTTGATATTGGAAATGTAGAATTTAATAGGTTCAAAGCTCAAGAATCAGAGTACCGTTCTTGGATTGAAATATATATCTTTAAAATCATCAAAAATATTTTAGAGCGAAAATCAATCTTCTTTGAGGAACATTATTATGGAGATGGAACTGAGGCATACTCCATGTTGCTTTGCCCTAATGGCATACGAGTTGAAGTATTTTTTCTTTATGATATTTCATATGAAAGTGCTAGCAATACGGATTATGATAAAATTTCAAAATCTCTTCATGCTAAGGCTGATAATGTTGATGAAATCCATATATTTATTTTACGTGATGCAATACATTTTGTGGACTTAGCTAACTTGGTGAATGGGAATAGTGAGTTAAATCAAAATGGTTTAGTAAAAGTCTTCCCAATAAAATCATTCTTTTTACAGTATTTTGATGAAGCAGAATATAATTCTTTTATCAGTTTCGCAAGAGAGTTTCATGAACGAATCATGAGTGAAATAACTTATAAAACGGTAATTATCCCAAGTAAAAATACATTATCAGCTTTTCGAACAAAAAAGTCCGAAATGTTACAAACTATGGATTATAAAGCAATATTCGACTATGGTAAATCAGGATTCCTTACAAATGAAGATTTTTTGAAAGTTGAAGGGAAGTTTTTAGAGAATAAGATGTATCTCGCAATGACTGGCAAAAATGATTTTTCAGAGAGTTTCATCAGTGCTGAATGGTTATTTGATATTTATAGCCATTCGATGGGTGAGT